ATCTACCCCCTCTAAAAAAAAGGACGTAAGCTTCAAGATGAGAACTCCCGCCCCAGAAGAAGAGGAAGGAGAGTACTAGGCAGTCCGGCATCTGTTCGGGTAGCAAGGTACTATTCAGGCAAAAAACTTTGGGACGGATGGACAATGGAGAGAGTCAAGCGAGCCTGTGGTTTAATGCAAATAACCCTAGAAGAAGCAGCTGTACTATGCTGTTGCGAATGGCACATCTTCAAAAGTTGGCTAAGAAAAGACAGGGTTCCTTCCTATGTAGCTCTAACCCTTTATCATTTAGAACAAGAATTTACTAAGGCACAGTATGGTGGACTTTGATATACTTAAGCAGTCGGGGACAACCAATGAGAGGTTGAGGGAGGTTTTAACAGCAGTTAAGCCTGACAAACCAAGCAAGTTATCCAAGGAAGAGAAGGATAAAATAGACAAGGACATTATGTGCCGTGAGAAGATCGAGAAACTGATTAACTCACGACTACACGAACACATTGTCTTTACTCTTCGTAATCACCACATCTATTCGGCTGTTGATTTAGCCTGGGATTCTGCACCTGTTACCAAACAGACTATCCCGCTTATAATGTATGCACAGAAGAGGTTGAGCCTGGATAACTGTGTCACTGAGCTTAGTAAGCTAAAGGTTACTGATAAGTTTGTACGTAAATCTGAGTCAGGTAAGCCAGAGCATATCGATCTGCCAAAATTCTTTGAGACAAACATTAATCTTGTTAGGTCTTTGATTACTAGACGGTTGTCTGCTCAGTCCAACAAGTACAACAACCTGTATCCATTCTTTAAGTACGACTCCAGATCCACCACTCCTACCGCTAGACTGAAGGGCGATGTCCTGTCTCAGCGCATGGATATAATGGCAGACCAGTACGATTACAGACACTTTCAGACTCAGATTATTAGGGACATGATGCTGTATGGACATAGCATTGCCTTCCCTCGTGCAAGCTGGGAGCGTGAAGTTCAGTGGAGAAAGAAGAACTTAGCTGAAGAATTCCAAGGTGATGAGATAGAGAAGGAAGCTCGTGTAGTTAAAGAAGGGTTGGCTTGGATTAATCCTCATCCATCCCGAACATTTTGGGACATCAACCACCCCCTTAATTCTCTGAACTCTGATTCAGGTGCAGAATACGTAGGGTATTGGGAGGTTCTTAAGTACTCTGACGTTGCTCATAATCCAGCGTTCTTTAATCGTAGCACTATATCTTACACTGACTTTACCACTGGGTTGTTCGCTAATAACCAAGCGTATTGGTCACAGTATTACTCTACAATTGCATCTCCTCCTGCGCTTAACGACCTTACCAGCTTTAATGATAGGCGTAATCAGATAGGTTTATACAACTCAGAGTACGATGACTCTTCAATCTTTGTATCTGAATTTTACTGGAAGATTATACCTAAAGATTATGGCATTGGGGATTATCCTTATCCGGTTTGGGTACACTTTAAGGTAGCTAGTGAGAGTACTATTATCTTTGCGGAGATCATGCCGTCTAGTCCTGCTGCGGTGTATAGCTTTAACGAGAACGATAACAGACTGGTTAACATATCCATAGCTCACGAGTTGATGGGCTTTCAAGATCAGTTAACGAACCTGTTCTCCCAGTTATTAGAGACAGCTAAGGCAGATCTGTTTGCTGTGGCTGTTCTTAACTCGGACATATTCCCGGACGATGCTGAAGGGCAGGAGTTAGCTGAAGAATTCAGGGCAACGATGAAGGGTGAAAATTTCTATGCAACCACACACGTCCTTGAAACTAGCTTCAGTAGATTGCGTGAGTTAGGTATCGATACCAACGCCGATAACATCTTTAAGGTCGTTAGAAGTAGTCCAAACTCTAACATCCAGACCATATTTAATTCTATTGTCCAGGTAATGTCGATGGCTGAACGGCTGTTAGCGTTGTCTCCACAGGAACAAGGTCAACCATCCCCCAGGGAAACATCAGCTACCGAGGTTCAAGTTATAGCTAACACAACTGAGTCAGTGTATGGCTTTATATCTGATGCTATAGATGAGGGACGAGCTGCTAAGAAAAGGATATGTTATGAGTCGTTGATGGCTTGCGGTAGTAACCATGTCCACTTACCAGTATTAAACCGTTACCCAGCTAATGTTGTAGAAGCAGCGGGGTTCACTGTTGCTGACTCTGGGGATATGTTTGATCCACAATCAGAACGTAGATACACCGTGATTGGGGAGAAGCATAACTTAATACATGACTATGTGTTTAATAGCAGAGATGGAAGTGAGAGATCATCTAACATGGCTTCTGCTAATATCTTAATTCAGATGTTGCCTGTGCTGCAAAACCCTCAACTGTTACAGGCATTAACCAAGGAAAAATACTATGAAATTTTGAACGCTGTGTTCCGCAATAGCGGAGCTGGCCTTGACCTTAACTTACAGCTGCAACCCGGAGAAGATAACACCATGATCCCTCAAGAACAGAAGGACGCAATGGCTAACAGTCAGCAGAACAGTCAGGATATGGGTGCTATGATTCAGCAGTTAATACAGGTAGTGCAACAGAACGCAGAGGAGATTGAATTACTCAAAGGTGATGCAACCCCAATGCCCGGACAAGCAGAAGAACTTGCGCCAGTTGCCCTTTAATTTATGGCGGAAACAACAACAACACCAACAGAAGAAGCACCTCAAGAAGTAGTACAAGATCAAGTACAACAAGAGGAAGCACCACCTGAAAATCAGGAACCACAAACAAACCTAGATGATCCTATGCTTTCGCAGCTATGGGATGACTTAGGTATTAAATCAGACACCGAACCAGAGCAGACCAATGCCGGGGAAACACAACAAGAAGACGGAGTACAGCCAGAGGAACCAAAGGCCGAAGAGTCCAAGACCGAAGAGTCCGAAGGGGAGGCAACCAAAGAGGAACCCGAACCTGAAGTAGAAGAAGAACCAAAGAAAGAGTTCAGTGTTAAACCTAAACTGGACGAGGAGGCTTTCCGTAAGGTTGTGCGGGAGGAGTTAGAAGCTAGAGGTAAAACCCCTGAGCCTGATCCACAGCCTAAACAAGAAGAACCTGTAGATACTTATGAAGATGAGTTAATTGATGAGCAGAAAGAAGAACTAGAACTCTATCGATACGCTGAATCAAAAGGAAAGCATAAGGGTAAAGCATCAAAGCTGTTAGATTTTTACAAGGAACTAGACGGGTACGTAGAGAAAGCAAGGCGAGAAGATCCAGAGCGAACCTTCGACAATGAAGACTCTGAGTTCATGGATTTCGTTAGAAGAAATAAGCCTGTTATTAAATCTTCTGACATTGATTCCATTAAGCGTGATAAGTTTAGGGATGAAATTGTTTCAGATGTAAAGAAGGAATACGAATCTACCATCAATGGATTAAAAGGGGAACTCAATGAGATAAGAGCAACCCCCCAAGTAAAGGCAACTATTAAAGAGGCTGGTCGTGCCTACGATGAGTTTGCAAAGCTGGAAGACATGAAGGAAGCCGACCCTTTAAAGCACAATATCTTTTCCCAAGAACGTGAGAAGTACATAACGTGGGCTGATGACTTTGTTAAGAGATGGCATGGTTTGAATACTCAAACTGACGATGGATATTATAAACTTATAAACGACATCGAGACTGAAGCAGCGACATACGCAAGGACTGGTAACACAGATAAGGATGGGCAAAAGTTTCTTACCCCTTCCCGTTACGCTCAAGCTCAAGACAAGCAAGGGTACTGGACATGGGATCAGAACGATATACTTGAGCATTTTGGAACCAAAGCTATCCAGTTAGCTAACGAAAACGTAGATAAAAGAGTTAAAGAACTTGAGTCCTATGGCTTTGTTAGAGGGGTGAAACCTGGGGAGTCGAAGAAACCTGCGAATGACCCTCAACCTGTTAACCCTCCGAAGGCATCAAGATCTCCTAGTCCGGGAGTAGCTGAAGGCGCATCAGTGCAGGACAATCACATGGGAAAAGACTTGATTAATGAACTAGGAATTGATTTTGGATGACAGGCCAGCAGGAACCGTAGCAATAATTATCGCATTTTTTTTGTGTATATTATTTATCATTCCTTTTTATATCTATCGCCTGATTAAGCGAATAAAATCTTACATTACAAAAAAGAAATAATTGTAGGTTTTTTTACCCATAAAATTGAAACCTGAATAAGCTGATTTAATATTTTGTTTTTACCTACAGTGTTAGGTTTTAAATAAGGAGAATATATTATGGCAGCATTAACTGGAGACGGCGCAGGGTCAGGAGTAGCAAGCTCTTACACTCTCAACGCTAGTAACTGCAACCCTCGTTTCATTAGTGTTAGTGATTCGACTGGTTGTTCACTCACTCGTGCATCGATCCGAGCGTTCACTAAACAGGACATAGAAGATCAGCAAACGAAAGAAGTCGGAATGGATCGTATCATAGCGCAGACAAAAGAAGCGCGTATGGTTGGAGTTCCAGAAAGAACATTAACAGATCTTTTACTTTCACGTCACGTCAACCTCGGTGGTGGTACAACTAGTAATTCAGGCAGCGTTATCGCTCCGTTTACCTTAGTGCCACAACAGAATGTCGTGAACGCTAACTACTTTAACATCGTCAAGACATCTTGTGATCCTAATGACCTAACAAACGGGGGTAATGCCAAGGATGGCCCTCAAGGGGGTACTTATGGTGCGTCAGCAGGAGTGTGGGCGGCAGTTACAGGTAATCAAGGCGGTGACTTTGGTGGTACGAATGACTTGTCGAATGACACAACCATTACCAATCATACAACTCATGCTGATAAAATCTCAGCAGCAGGAGATCACACGGCTCACTTAGGGAGAATTGCAGTCGTTGTTCAGTTGGCTTCAGAAACAATGGGGTCAATCAGCAGCTCAGCTACTCTTACTGGTTATAAGTCTCAGCTTAAAAACTTAGGTAGATTCTTTATTCCAGGCAGTTACGTCTTACTTGAAAACTTAGATGATGCCGCTGGCTCTGTTGGTCAGAACGCCGTGTTCAAAGTAATTGAGGCAGCAAGCCGAACTTCCACAGCCGGAGCAGAAGCGACACTTTCAGGTGTGGCTGCGGGTGGTCACTATGCAGTTCTTGTACTAGAACCTAATGTTACCGCCGCCAAGTGGGCTGCTGACTCAGTTGTAACCGCTAAATTCCCGGGACTGAAGAAGTACCTTCCTCGCGCTGGAACTATTTCTATAATGGCGAACAGCGTATCTGATTACGAGAAGTACTGTGTTCAAGGGCCGACTACTAATCCAACGAACTTGATTTCTTATTGGCAACAAAGTACGCGCTGGACTCACAAGTACAGTGACGAGTACTTAAAAGCACTACAAGCACCTCTTACATCGAACTGGTTTAAGAAGTTCCGAGAGCTTCCACTTGCACAGCAACGCAAACAACAAGAGATGCAACATGAACGTGCATTCTACAACACTGTATTCTACGGGGATCAGATCAACGAGAACCAGACTGTTGAAGGATATACTAACCTTCCAACTGTAATTGACCCAGATTCAGGAGGCGATTCTTGTGTGATAGAATACAAAGCAAATGCGTTAGGTATTCGCACCCAGCTACAGGAATGTGGAAAGGTTTACGGTGGAGCAATGACTAAGGACGCTTCTAATCAGCCCGTTCAAGCTGCGCTTAACTTAGATGTTCTATTTGAAACAATCTACCAGTTGAAGCGTTACCGTGAAGCTACTGCTGGCAACGTAGACACAATTGATATTATGACTGACCGTTTCACAGCGGCTCAGGTTAGAGATGTAATGATTAAGTATTACAAGAGCAAGTATAGCACAGACGTTAATATGTTCATCAACCTTGGCCAAAAGGTTTTGGATATGGATAACGCTGTAGCTCTTGAATACAATAGTTATTACCTACCAGATCAGGGAGTTAATATGGCTATCTTCACCGATAACTATTTTGACGACCGTGTCGCTGCTTTTAATGCAGGAGGCGTAACTAATTCTGGTCCAGCAGTAAACCAAACACCTGCTCTAGCTCGCAGTCGCGGTCGCACCATGTGGTTGATCGACTGGTCTGATGTCGCTGTTAATCTACTAGGAACTAAGAGCGTTAAACGCCAGACAAACGTAGCAGATGACCAGTACAACTGTGTGATCCAGCCGAACGTGAAGCATTACGTCCTTAAC